AGATGCCCCTTGACCTTTATTCTGAATAATTTCTAATCCAGATTTTTTATACCCTGTGATTTTCGCTATTTCCGCTATTGAATGAGACTGGTCTTTGGGGAATCCATATTTTTTATTGAATTTCTCCTTATAAGTCATTATACTATTACATCATTTTATAACTCTGACCTCCCACGGTGGTTGTTCCAGATGCGGTATTTGCGACTCCTGATGCACGTTCTAATATGTTGTTTGCTACTTGACTTGGATTACCTCGATAAGTTGATTGTTTTGTTAATTGAGACCCTTGTTTCAATGCCTTTGAACCTGTTTGAAGACCTGCGGTTAAAGCATCTCCTCCTACTAATAACTCGGGGGCAATTGCGCCTAAAGCCCCCTGTGTGATTGGATTAGAAATCACTGAACTGGCAACCTTGCCTACGCTTCCCAATACCGACCCTGCTTTTCCAATGCCCTTGGATACATCTCCTAATCCCTTGGAAAGGACTGAACCTTTCCCGAATATCTTGGTTTTTCCGATAGTTCCCTTTTTGAAGAATTTATTTGCTCCACGAGTGAATGAAGAGAAGAATCCCATTATATTTTGTGTTATATATACTAATGGGTTTTTATTCAGAAAAAATGAGTTCATCCCATGATCGAAACATCCTTTGTGTATCAGGATGAATGAAAAGAAATTGGTATGGTTTATCATACACGATTTTTGCTATTTCCCCTACCTTATCTTTATGGGATTCCACAATTTCATCAAATATTTGTTGTAGTTCGTTTTTATTGACTTTGTAAATAAAGAACGAATCAAAGAGCTTACGGAGGTCTTTTTCAATGCTCATATAGGTTTGTTGCAATACAAATAAGGAAAGAGAAAGGTGACGTTTATTCATTAAAATCATACGAAATAATTGTTTGGTTTCGGGTTGCTTGAGGTAGGCTCCCATGTCGTCGAGAATCAGACAGTTGTTTTCTGTTTTGGGGGCGGATTGAATTATATCTAAAACCTCGGATAGGTTCTCATAGGTCAATTCGTGGTAGATTTGATTATCAGGGAGTTTCTCGAAAATATTGGCTTTCACAGAATCCATACTCTTCTTTGGGCAAAAATAATAAATATGGTGATATGTCTTTCGTAATACAGACTTAAATAGTGAAAAGATGAATGAGGACTTGCCCGAACCTGGTCGCCCCACTACCAGATTGGTAGAGTGCCTATTCAGAAATTTTGTTAATTCGTATTCGTCTAATTTCGGATGCAATTTGTCATCACAGTTGGTCTCCATCCGGCACATCTTCGGACTGGGATTCTCCTTGATTGAAATCATTGGGTTCTATATGATTGGCTTGGCTTCTCTTTCTGCGTTGGTATTCACGCATATTATTCTGATAGTATGCTTTTTTATACTCCTCTGACCGATATGACCTTCGCTCATTGACCGTATTTCTATACTCCTCAATCCAGTGCTGTTCCCTAATAGAGGCTTGGATTTTGGTACCATTTAATTCTTCGATTGGAACCATTTCCCAGTTATCCCATCCACCATTTGCACGAATCATCTGATATACAGGAAAATTGTATTCTTGTGCATTGATATTGTTGCAATGGGATTTGTGATTGCATTTTCTTTGCCGGAAATTTCTTGTTGACCCCACATACAACAACGCACCGCTAATATCAGTAAGACATTGGATTTTGTAAATAATATAATTTGACATTGTATTATTTGTTTTGTTTTATGTTTTTATGTCATTTTTTGTTTATTAATGTATTATTTAGATTTTAACGGAGGCGGAACGCATTACGGTGTCCACTTCGATTAAGCAATCGAAAATCACTAATAAATAAACGGTGCAGGCGTTTGGTGTAGCAGTTCCGATGTTCATTGTTAATGAAATTGGACTATTGGAAGTAGAGATACCTGTTAAAAGAGAGCCAGTATCGCCTTGAACCTTCTCGCAGTTGGTAGCGATGAAGAACTTTCCGACGTTGTCAAGACTGGTTGTCGTGGCAATTGTTGTGTTCCATTCCCTTGGTGTGATCGAGGTGTTGGATGATTGAACGTTGTGAATACCTGCGATGAAATGACGTAATTCACTCATGGCTACACTACGGTTGTTGAGGACGTCGATTGCTCTGGCTGGGTAAGGGATGGAATTTACGTAGAATTGGAAAGAACCGTTGTTTTGGGTAATATCTACGGAGTCGAAGTTCTTGGATAAAGCCTTGGCATTATCTAAAGATGCGAAATGGGCTAATAACCCCTTCACTGATGATAATCTCTGATTGAATATAAGGGAAACATTACCACTACTACCAGAGGATAAAGAACTACCAGTAAATGTCATACTCTGGGACTTGATGTAGATTTTTTCTCCCATCTGGCGAACAAGACTCTCGATCCCAGATCCGAAGCGAACCATATCATAGCCAAGTTCACAGTTGGTAAGAGTGTATCCTGTAACTGTTGAACCACTGAAAGCGTTGGAAACTGTATCGAGTGTAAGGACTACTCGAATTGCACTCATGGAAAACAATGGCAACATTTTCTCGCATTGAGATAGAATAGATACTAATGGAATGGCTATGAAGAAATCTCCACCTGCGATAGGGATGTCTAAAGCGTTGGTATTTTGCGAATCTGGAACGGTGGTTTTATCGAGGAATCCATAGGAACAAGCAAGGGTTTGTTTTTGTGCGAAATTGTAGGTTAAATTAACCATGTCGGTGTAGACAACATTGTAGTTGTTGATTGTCTCTACGATAGTGGAGCCAAAGAACACCTCTAATCGACCCAATACACCGTATCCACCACCGTATAGTGATTGGGCGGTAGTAGCGTTGGCTACATTTAATTTATATCGTAGTGAAACGGTTGCGGGGTCTAGGAAGCCACTACTACCTAAATCGAATATCATTTGATTATTTCCGCTTGGGGTAAAACTATTACCGTTACTGGGAGAAATAACTACGGATGTATTGACGGTTTCTGGTGGGAGAACTGGTAATTGATTGGCGTATTGAATTTGAGATGGCACTGCGAAACTCATATTAAATATTGGGTATATATAATATGACTCTGGATTCTAAATTTGTCCTGTGTATTGTAGAAAATCGAGTGTGTTTGACGGGTCGATTGTATTGTCTAAATCGGGGTCTGGTTCTCCCGAATTATCTGGAGGCTGTTCCTGTGGTGTTTGGTCTTGTGCGGGATTGCCTAAACTCTGAATGTCAGTATCGATTTTCTGTAGCGACTGTTCTAATACATCTACAATGCTTTTAATGGGGTTGGGAGTTGCGGATTTTGAACGGACTATGTTGAGTTGTAGTGTCATCGTAAAATTAATATTATTGAAATTGACGTAATTGTTATTTTCATCGAGTATCTGTATGTCTAATGTATTTATGGTTTTTGTCTTTAAAATAAGTGGCTCGGTTGGCGTATCATAAAGAATAATGCCGAATGGCGGGGCATTCACGGTTATGGTGGTAATGAGACTGTTGTTTCCACTCCCCACTGAATCGAAGGACTGCGTGGCTAAAGCATTCGAAAATATCTTGAGTTTCTGTATCCCCAGTAGATTGAGAGGAAAGGGGGCGGTGAGAGTATTAATCCCCCCTACAAGACTACTTCCCAAGGTTGTATTGAATCCTAAAACGACACCTAAAGGATTTGAGAAAATAAAGAATGCTTGATTCAAAGTAAAGGTCATAATCCCCGTAATTCGTGAAATAGTAATGCCGAATGTATATCCTGCTGTTAATAATTTGGCTTTCAATTCTGTGATGAGACTTGAACTATTATAGTTTCCTCTTGTAATAGTAATATTAATTGGTATTAGATTTGATAGGCAAAAACTGAAAATATCATTCGTGAAATTTATTTGATAAAATGATACGGGAATCTGTGCATTGACAAGTTGTATTGTGCTTCGAATTATATCGGGTTCGTCTTTCAATACCGCCTTAAAAAAAAATTCCACGTTTGAATTAAATGTGGTATTTAACTTATTATTAGCATAAGCACTATTCAATGATATGATTCTCGTCTCGGTATATTCTTGTTCCATTACTATATCATAGGCGTATGGAATAAAATTGAAAATAAAAATAATGATTATATATGATATTACCAATGTCGAATAAATATAATAATACGGTTATTTACAAAATTGTGTGCTTGGATTCCACGATTACAGACGTGTATGTGGGAAGCACGACGGATTTTAATAATAGGAAATACGTCCATAAAAGTGATTGTTATAATGAAAATAATAAAAATTATAATTTAAAAATTTATGAAACCATAAGGGCGAATGGCGGTTTGGATAATTGGAATATGATTATAATCGAATCGTATCCCTGTGAAACCGACGAACAAAAACGGGAACGGGAACGGTATTGGTATGACTTATTGAAACCGAGTATAAATATGTGTCGCCCTTTACAAACAAAAGAAGAAAGAATAGAATCCGAAAAAAAACGGTTAAAAGAATACAACAAAACAGAAAAAAGGAAAGAATACACAAAAAAATACAATGAAAAATACAAAGAAAAAAATAAAGAATACTGTGAAAAAAACCGTGAAAAAAGAAACCAAAACCAAAGAGAGAACTATAAAAAAAGAAAGGCGCTAAAATCTCAATCGGTTTCTCCTTTGGTTTCCTCGACTGGAGTCATTTGAGACATAGCATACTCATATTCGAGTTTCTCATTAACTTGAAGCCG